AGAATCAAAGACTTGGATAGAGCAAACGAATGGGGAGAGATTCACGCGAACTCTGTACCTTTTGATACATACGAAGTGGAGGAGGATTAAATTATGAGCAACAGGAGAGCAATGGAAATAGTGCTGAAACTCGCAGACTTGGGAGCGCAAGTAGCAGAAGATGAAGGCGTTCAGAGTGATGTGGATGGCATGAATAATTATGAGGCCATCTATCAGATGCAAGACTACATGAACGACTTAATGAGGGAGGACTAAATGAAAACTAATGAAATTAAAAAAGGCATGAGAATTAAATTGGCTAAACCGCCAGTTACAGGAATAATGATGGACAACTTGAGAGGCATCAGAAGGACGGTGGACGTTAAAGGCTCTGAAGTCGGACTGTTTGACGAACAAGGTTCAGTGTGGGCTTTTGATATACTGAAGGTGGAGATAGATGGAAAATGGCAGAAGGTGGAACACACTCCCAAACAACTATCAGAGCAGAAAACTGTTAAGGCGTTGTGGGGGTAAAAAAGGAGAAAAAATTATGGGATACAAGATACCAGACCTAAAAGAAGATATTCAAGCCGCCGTGTTTGATTATATGGACAAATATGATTGCCCTCAGACTTTCACTGACGAACTGAGACAAACAATCGCAGAGGATATTGCTTATGATATTCTTGATAAACACTTTGAAAAGATAGAACGATGAAACCATTAAAAAAATACAGAATGCTTGTTGAATATAAAGGCGAAGGAAATGCGCGGCCTCGATGCGCTAATCCGCTTTGGGAGATGACGGCGGGGAGATACCGAAGCGAGGCAGCGGTTTACCAAGCCTATAAAGCGAGAGCAAAGAGTCTTAACTTTGAAATCCTTGAAATTGAAGAATGGGAGCCGATTGTATGACCGAGGAGAACATTAAATTTTTTTTAGAACAGAACTATCAAGATCACAAGATTTTGCTCGCAGATGGTTTTGAGGATGCGTTCATGGGTATTGTGGAAAGCAATGGCTCGCGCCCCAAAGCTCTCTACAATGAGGACGAATGCGTAGATATTCTTATGGAGAGAGACGGTATGGGTTATGATGAGGCGATTGAGTTTTTCAATTTTAATGTAGCAGGAGCATACGTTGGGGAATATACGCCAGCATTTGTAGCTCCTTTGTATGTGGCTAAAGAATAACCAAGCGCAAGACTCAGGAAGAACACCAAAGATGAAACAATATTGGATACAAAAAAAATACGAGGACGGCAAAACCCAATGGGAACTTACTCACGGTCAATTTAGGAGCGGCGACCCCAATGCGGTTCGCAGAGCATACGAGTCACAAGCGGAGGCTTTTAATTATAAGATTTTAGATGTAAAAGAATATATTTTTAAGTGGAAGTAAAAAGTATTTATGAATAAATATATTATCATTATGATCGGGGTTTTTGGCGCGGGTTGCGTAAGCAACAACCAAAAGCCAGAGTTTAAGCCTCTGCCTCCAGAAAAATTATATGACTTGCTTCATATAAGTGGAAATTATGCTTACAAGAGTATAACGGTTGAAGATTATAACCTAGAAGAAGAGTGCTATCAATAATAACGGCGAAATGGTGGAATTGGCAGACACAACAGACTTAAAATCTGTCGAACATTAGTTCGTGCGGGTTCGAGTCCCGCTTTCGCTACCAAAATTACAAATTATGACTGATAAAGAAATACTAGAGAAAGCACACGAACGGTTGACTTCTCTTTACATGATGTTGCCCGAAGCTCAAGACGAAGGGATCAAAGACTTGAAGGACTATATCGAACGAGAATGGCAAAAACGAGATGAAGAAGAAATGCGAGAGCAATACAACCGAAATCGACCAGCAGAAGAGCATATTCATTATCCCGAAACTGTACCTAGTTTTAGTAAGCATTGGTATGCTGATGTTCGTGATGTAGAGCGACATCGTGGGCTTGAGATTGGTGAAGATGGAACTGTTAAGGATTTGAAGTGATTGTAATTATCTATAATTATGCTTAATTATAAAATGTTGATTTATTCCAAGAATTAGGTTAGAATTAAAAATGGAACACGAATTAACGGAAGATATGAGAACTTGGCTGGACAGACAATGGGAGGACAGCAGAAAAGGCGTATGGATTCCCTATTTAATAGGATGCTTTGTCAAGGAGTTTGGCTACAAACGGAGCGGGATTCCAGATAGTATGCCTGTTGAGGATGCTAGTAGGTTAGTAAATCAATGGATAGAAGAACGACAAATTAAAATCTAGCAATGCCATTTAAGAAAAAGAAAACGATTCAAGTAGGGAAAAGTCCTAGAGTGGATATTCCTCGCCCCCCAACTCACGCTACCCATGCGCGGTTGATTCTTGATAGTGAATTTAAAGAGAACGGCGATCCTAAAACAGCTACATTGCCTATCAGAGACTTTGACTGTTTCTATGGCGTTTCTGGAGAGTTTTCCTACATCCGTATGGACAATCGGCGCAAATTAAAAGAGGAATACTCTGGTACTTGGACATGGAATGGACGCTCTGTGGAGGGCATAGAAGGGCTTTTAGAGGGTGAATAGTACCCTTGTGATATATTTAAAACAAACCTGTTAACATAATAAACCTTAACCTTATGATATATAAAAATAAATATGGAGTTCATAGTCGGATTTGTAGCGGTTTGGGTCTTTTATTGGATTCAAAATCTAGCTTGCAAAGCACAAAAACCCCCAGAAAACTACAAAGAAGTAATGGAAAGTATGTCTTTAACTAGATATTACAGTAAGAAAGGAATAGATAAAAAATAGAGTGTTTAAGAATGTTTCAAAGTGTCTTAAAGTGTGGAATGGGTAGTGCGAGACTTTTATAATTACAAATAATTATCCTTAATTATGCACTCCATTTATTCCATTAACTAGAAGTGTAAATTATACTGTTATGACAGCCAACAGAAAAAAGAAAATAAAACTTGACAAAGAGCAAGTAAGGATGGCTCAGAGATATGAAAAAGCATGGCATAAGCTATATTACCAACTTCCACGCTGGAAGCAAGAAGAAGTTATTAACGAGCCAGACGGAAGAATAGCCAGAGAATTAGCACATGAAGTAGCTACCCTAGCAGAATCAAATCAAGACATTAATTAAAATTATTATTACTATTATGGAAAAAGATACTAAATACTGGCAAGCTCATAAGCAAGCCTATACAGAAGTAATTGATGAATTAGATTTAGAAATTGCAGATAAAGTAATGGAAAACCCCAACGGCCCAGAGGGCAAGGAGATAAACAAAAAAGTAGAAGTAAGAATAAAAGAGTTATTAAATAGCTAGGTTGATTTAAAAAGAGCCAAATATATTAACCCCCGCATAATTATGTTTAATTATCGGGGGTATTTTTTTAGTTATTTTTGTTAATTTTGAATGATTTTGGGTGAAATATACCCACTTTTTTTAATTTTTTTAGGTTTTTTTGATGATTTTCAAATATTACTGTAGCCCTGGGCGCGATTGAGCGAAATATTACTGTTGACTTCCAATCAAGTTTATGTTATCATAAAGAATAGAACAAACACAAATTATAATTATCCTTAATTATTTATAATTATGAACCTGGACGCAATTGAGCCAAATATTTCTGACCCTGGTTCTGGACTTGCCAAATATTACTGTCCTTCCTGCCCCGCCTTCAAGAGATTTAGTGATTGTGATAGGTATTCTGTTACTGTCATAAAGAAAAAACTATATAACAATTACATAAAAGCCCCGATTGTAATTATGCTTAATTATCCTTAATTATAAGGGCGTTAATTTTTTTTTCATATTTATGAATTATTTACTTGCATGAGGTTCAAGGTTCTGGCAAACTAGAAACAGATGAAAACAAAAGGAGCAACAAGTCACATAGATGTCCGCTTGGGCGATCTATGCAATATGCTCTCCCCAGAAGCTAACGTGCGTGTGTCTCGTTCTTGGGCGCGGGCCATTGGTATTACTGATGGCGTAAAACCTATCCGCCGAGAACCTACTAAACCGTTAGCCGTACAGGTGGAAGAGCCTAAAGAGGAACCTCAAGCAGAGCATAAGCTAGATGTTGAGGTTGACAACTGGTAAGAAACTGATAGAATAGAAAAATGTCTGCTGTTAAAACCTACAAGCCTAGTGAGATGTTCCCAGAACTGATTGGGCAAGATCGTGTGAAGCGTCAGTTAGCGTTTCACTTTAAAGGGTATATGGCTAATGGTCGTATGCCTCATCTTATGTTCACCGCGCCCCGTGGATGCGGAAAGACCACGTTGGCGTCTGCTTTGGGAGAGTGTCTCAAGTGGCGTGAACCTAACAAGCGCAAGATAGTGTTTAATTGTTCTCAATTACGAAATCTGCGTCAGTTTTGGAATGAAATCGTGATCCCTCATATCAATGACAAAGACTGCACGGTCTTGTTTGACGAGGCAAGCGAGATGCCCAAGGATGTGATGATGGCACTATTAACCGTGTTGAATCCTAATCCAACTGGACGTACTCAGTTTTCCTATGAGGAATATACGGTAGATTTTGATTTCTCGCGGCAAACATTCATGTTCGCAACAACCGAGGGGCAATCTATTTTCCATGCTCTGATGGACAGGATGGAGCGTATTGACTTACAGGAATACAGCGAGGATGAGCTTGCTAAAATCACCAAGATTGGTTTGGAAGATTATAAAGTAAGTGAAAAAGCTCTTGTAGAAGTAGCTACCGTACTCCGTGGTAATCCACGCGCTGCTGCCAAGATGAAAGATAAAATTAAATCTTACTGCGATGGCAATGGTCAAAAAACTTTCAATGTCAATGATTGGGAAAAATTGAAAGAAGAGTTGGACATTCTACCTTTAGGATTACTGAATAAGGAGTTGGAGTTGCTTCGTATCCTAGCTCGCAAGAAAGAAACTCGGCTCACTGAATTGGCGGCGATTACCTGTTTGTCCAAGGGGAGCATCCAAAAGGATTACGAGATGTTCTTGATGAAGAAAGGCTTGATGGAGATTGCTCCTGCGGGGCGTTCTCTCACGACCAAGGGACACAAGTACCTTCGCGAAATAGACGGTGAAGAAGTTTAGCGTAGCAGACGATAATAGTTACCGTACCCTTCGGGGTGCGGAGCTATTGTCTGTTTATTGTTATAGTGATAACGAGTGGTGGGTGACTACTGATTCTGATTTTATAATTGTTAAATATAATAAGAATATAGTATATATGGGTTGGGGTGAAAGCGAATATGAAAGCCGACAAATATTACCAGTATTAATTAATGATTTACCAATTACTAAAACGTCGTTTATAAATATAATGGACAAAATGAAATGGACTTGCGATGAAGAAGATATGTGGCTTGGTTGAGATGGGGTGGATTTTTTTTCTTACAGCAATATACCTTTTTTTAGTAATAGGATTGGGGCTTGTATATTTTTTATTTTTTTTCTTGCGTGGGGGGCAAGAGTAGGTTAAACTTAGGAAGAGTTAAACAACAAAGTTAAACAACAAAAGCCTATGCCAAATCATACTTCAACAATTTTACGAATCTACGGGGAGAAAGAGAAGCTCGAAGAGTTCGTGAAGAACAACAGCACTAAAGAGCAGCCTTTTTCTTTTGAGGCTAGTCATCCTACCCCATCAGAGACTTTAAAAGACAGGTCTAATGTTGGTGATGATGGTAAATTTAAGATGCCTGATTGGTACGAATGGCGGATAACTAATTGGGGTACGAAGTGGGATTGCTATGACCACCACGGGGGGTGGGAGTTTGGCTTGGACGAAGAGGCGATGAGCTTTTATGCTGAGATTTCGTATTATACAGCTTGGTCGCCAGCTACAGAATATTTTAAGAAAGTGTCTAAGGCTTATCCATCCTTGGTGTTCCATCAAACGTATGCCGATGAAGGCGGTGGTTTTGTTGGAGAGGACGAGATTATGGACGGTGTCATTGAGAGTGTCCATGACTATGATTGGGAAAGTGAAAAAGGCATAGAGCTTAGAGAGAAGCTGGGATACTATTATCCCGAAGACGAAGAAGAATTAGCTAACTAGGCTAAGAGTGACGAGGGTTGAGCAAGAGTACCTACTAGGCTCTGGCTAGGCCGTGATAACAAGCGGAAGGTCGAACTTGCTAAACTTGGTAATAACAGGTAGGGGAGATTGTAGTCAAGGTGTATGGCCCCCTCCCATTGCAGCTACAAGCATAATTGGGTGCGGTGAAATTCCGTACTTGCTCTCCCTCGTCGCTGTTTTTAACATTACACTTCAAATAAATAATAAGTCAGTTTTTTCAATGTGAATGAAATAAATAACAAATAATCAATTAAATGGATGTAAATAAATATAGAGTCAAATAAAGCGACAAAGCAAACGGCTAACTGTAAATAAATAATAGAAATAAAGGTTGGATTTTGTTTGATTTTTCTCTTGACAAAGCACCAAGGGCCGGGCAGCCCGGCCGGGTTCAGATGTCAAGCACTTTTTACTCACAGGTTATAAACATTTCTTAAAAACAGCTAATTTCTCATCGGAGAAAACGCCCCTTTTTAAGAAATTATTTGGCTTGACACCTCGCAAAAACAGCCTTATTCTTCAAAACAATTGTTCCTTTGCCGCTCATTAATTGGCATAATTGATCGACAAAAAACTTTGCCGCTCGCAAGTGATCGACAAAAAAAGTGTTTCCTATTGCAAAAAAAAGCTTGCCCCGAAGCCAAGAGTATGAGAGAATTAGAACAGTTGAACGACAGTAAGAACCATTAAAGAAAGAAAAACTAGTTATGCCAAAAATCGCACCACAAACCTCTGATTACGACTTCACCGTTGAGCAAGTTCCCTTGTTTGATTCGCAAGGACGCCGCACGGGCTTCTTTGGAAACCAACGCTCCGATAATGGTGGCGTGTTAGGCGTAACGTCTGACCGTTACGGCATCGTACAGCATGGCGACTTGATTGACGTTGCTGAACGTGCTTTTGACAACGCTGACCTTGGCGGGTACGAGCGCACGGTATATGTCACTGGTGACGGTGCGCGTATGCGAGCGCATTATGATTTCAAAAACCAGACCCGTGCGTTACGCCGTGAGGATCGCAAGGTGGGTGATGAAGTGGGTTTGCGCCTTACCCTTCAAAACTCTTTTGATCGTTCGTTGCGCGTATCGTTTGCGCTGGGGATGCTGCGGTTGGTTTGCACCAACGGCATGACAACCTTGGAAAACGAGCAGTCCATGACCAAAAAGCATTCGAGCAATGTGGAAACTGGTTTTTTGGAAGATGCGCTTGCAAAAGCTATTTCTAGCTGGGACAAGGCTATCGACAAGGTGGAGCATCTTGGACAAAAGCCCATCGAGCATGAACAGGGCTTGACTATTCTCGGAAACCTTGTGCGGCTCGGTACGTTGTCCGAACGCATGAGCGGCGAGATTGCCAAGGTTTGGAATGACCCAACCCATGCCGAGGATGAGGATCGGAACCTTTACAACCTTTACAATGCTACCACCCAGCATTTGACGCATCAAGTGGAAGATACTCGGAGCGAACTCGCTGACCGCACTTCCCGCAATGTGTTCAAGCGGTTGTGGAGCGCGACCCGCAAGCAGTCCGACATGGACAAGCTGCTACTGCCGCTCAAGACGGTTGAAGTGGAGAAAAACTAGGGGCCGCGCCCCTGCCTTCCCTCGCTCCTTTATTAACTTTGGAGCGGGGGATTTTTTTTTGTGATTGGGTAAACTTTTTGCTTGACAAGTGTTTGCCGGGCAGCCCGGCCGACCCACAAGTCAAGAGAAAGTTATTCACAATCCGTGGATAACTGGACGAAAAAAAACCAGGATTTTTCTCGCTTTGTTCTGTCAGTGTGGTACAATGCTCACATGATTAAAACACATTACATCAACTGCGGCAAAGATATTCATGTTTTCATCACTGGCGACAGCCACGAGGAAGCCGAGCAAGCTTTTTGGAGCCTATACAACCACAAGGCAACCAATCAACCCGACCCAGATTGGCGCGATGAATTCACTGTTTCTTTCTGGACGCAAGAAGCGCGTTTGATTCGTGCGTTTCGTAAAGCTGCGGTGAATGCCATCCTTAACAATCACTCGCATAAGTTTGAAGGTAAGCGTGGCGCACTCATTCCCGCCTTGGCCGATAAACTTGCCGCTAGACGTTGGCGTCAGTGCAAAACGATGCCGTATCTAAAAACTCCGTCCGTTGCTAACTTGGATTGCTATGCAATGGGAACCATCAGCGCGGAAAGGCCCGATTCTGACTATGGCAACCGAGAAAGTGCTTGACCATTTGGAAAGGTTGTGAGAGAATTAGAAAAACCTATGAATGAACTTACTTTTTCAAACGCAAACGCCAAACTTGTCGCAATGGCAAAGAAGCTCAAGAAACGCATCAAAGCGTTTACCCTTCCAAGCGGTTGGACTTGTCCAGCGGCTAAAGATTGCTTGTCTAAAGCCGACAGGGAAACGGGCAAGATTACGGACGGAGAAGAAACAGAGTTTCGTTGCTTTGCCGCAAGTAGTGAGTCACAGTATAAAAACACTCGCGCAATGGTGTGGCGCAATTTCGACGCCATCCGTTCAGTCAAAGGCGATGAGTTGCAATTGGCCGACCTGTTACAGTCTCAACTCCCCAAAGCTTTTGACATTCTCCGCGTCCACGTTGGCGGTGATTTCTTCTCGCAAAAGTATTTCGACGCATGGTTGGAGGTTGCGCGGCGTATGCCTCACAAACATTTTTACGCATACACCAAGAGCTTAAACTTTTGGGTAAAGCGTTTCGGTGAGATTCCCGCAAACTTTTCGTTGACGGCTTCCGATGGTGGCAAGTATGACCATTTGATTGCCGAGCATGATTTGAAAAATGCTCGCGTTGTTTACAGCGAAGCAGAGGCAGAGGAACTAGGTCTGGAGATTGACCACGACGATTACCACGCAGCATATGGCAAGGAAAGCTTTGCGCTGCTGATTCACGGAACACAGCCAAAGGGCAGCAAAGCAAGCCAAGCCTTGCAAGAGCTAAAGCGGAAAGGATGGAACGGATATAGTAAACGCGCCGAGCTTGCATTGGCCTAACCCTAAAGGAAAGGCTTGTGCTATGGAGATATTTATTGTTTTTATTTTTGTATGGATAATGTTATATTTAGAAGGAGGAACGAATGGACGATGGAAATAAGATAAAACACCCTTTGCATGGCGGTGACTTAGAAAAAGTGCCGAGCTTTGCGCTTATACAATTTGACAGAACAAGACGTTCAGCATTTTGGAACGGGGCAGAATGGATAGAAATTCCAAAAGAAGATTATAAACATTTTGTTTTATTCGCTAAGGCTTTGCGTATTGCAGAAACGCCGCAAAAGTTTTTGGAAGAATTTGCCCTGGTATTAAATAAGGAAAATAATTAATAAAAAAGACTTGACTTGAAGTGAGCGGCCGGGCAGCCCGGCTATCTGTCAAGCAAAAACTATCAACAGAATGTGAATTATTTTTTTATTTTGTTATTGCCTTTTTTGGGGTTCTATGGTTTAATGTAAGCAGTTCGTGAGAGTACTAGCAAGGCTCTACTGCTCACGAAAGCCACCTCTGAAGGCGGTGAAAGAGACGACCTTTACAGTGGCACACAATTTAACAATGAAAAGATTGAAACCAGTTAAAGTGCGAGTCAACCCGCAGGGAATGATGGGCAGCGCAGTGCGTATAGAAAAGCCAAAGAAGGGCAAAGGCTCTTATCGTCGTAAACCTAAACATAAATAACCTCATGGGCCGCAAAGAACAAGTCAAAGCTCATTGTAAATGCATTGCGTGGGACGTTGAACACAACAAGCTTGAGCGTGTTTGGTTCCATATAAAAGGAATTTTTAGAGCGATTTTTTCTTGACCTTATGGCAAGATTGTGAGAGAATTAGAACAACGAAACGAAAAACCGATGAAAACCTACAAAACCTATAATGCGCGTAATGCGGTGAAAGCTGCATTAGTCACTAACTACATCAAATCCCAAAAGAAGTTGGGTGTGTCTCATGTTGAGGCGAAAGCAGAAGCGTATCGCCTTTACAACATCAAAGCGGGACTGCCTTTCTTGAAAGCTGGGTTATCCTCGCAAGCGCAATTCAATTACGAACTTAACGTCCTTTAATGAAAGCAACACTTCAAATTAACATGGGTAATGCGGCTTTTGGCGAACGTCCCGCCACGGAATTGGCTCGCATCTTGAGAAACATCGCAGACGATGTAGATGACCATTGCCTTCAGTATGTGGGTGACGCCGTTTTCGCTATCGACATCAACGGAAACTCTGTTGGTAAACTTGAGATTATTGAGGATGGCAGAGTTCCAAAGATGAACGGTGTGGAAAATCAAGCATCTGACCAACAACTGAACGTAGACCCAGCAGACAAGTATCAAGAAATGAGAAACGAGAACTGGGCAGACTCAAACATCAGCGACCCATATTAAATTATGAACGGAAGAATGGTAGACAAAGATAGGATTGACAAAGGCTTATGGGCATTGTCAGATTGGCTAAAGTATAACACAGAGAGTGCTTGGAACCATGAGCATCGAGTTCTTTCTGACCATGACTATAATTATTATCAAGAAGTAATTGGAGCAGCAAGAGATAGATTAGCGGAGGATTAAATGACAAAAAAAGAATCAAAACAAATTGACTTCATTTTTACAATGGCAATCATTGCTAGTAACAGAAACGCGGACAAGGGCAAGCTATTAAGCGCAGTCTGTTTCGACGTTAACCTAGTCCGAGAGGGTAAGGAACCAACAGCAACAAAAGAATTAGTATGACAACTAAATTCGGCCCACTAACAAAAAAGTTTTGCCAAGACCACCCACAGTTTCGCTTACTACATTTGTGCCCAACGTGTCATGAGACAGTAAGCAAAGAAGGAAGCGCAGAGGATGATTGTCCGAAGTATTGTGAATGCGATGAGGGTTGGCGACCACCCACCACCACACCAGAAGATTTAAAGTATAAAACATTTTAAAAGCTTGACTTATTGAACGGCCGGGCTGCCCGGCAGATTGTCAAGAAAAAGTTATCAACAAGGGGTGTCGGTCTGATAATTATTCATAATTATGCATTTTTATCTTGCACGCAAAACAAGACTGTGGCACAATTAAAAAAGCAACAGGGGAAAGCCCTATTAACCTATTAAAAAAGATGAACGAAACAAAAGAATCAATCGAAACTCTGACTGAGATTTCTAAAAACCAAGCCGTTGGCTATTACAACATTACGCCAGAATTCGCACAGGAGATTCTGGATGAATACAACGAACAAAACCGAGATATGCGCCCATGCTCTATCAAGACGCGCACACTTGTTTTGGATATGGAGGACGGAAACTTTTTCCCTTCTTTAATTAAGTTCGACAAGAACGGAAGTTTGATTGACGGGCAACATCGGCTTTACGCAGTAACGAAGCAGAATCGTCCAGTGACTTTCATTGTAGAAACGGGTGCAGATTCGGAATCTATTTTTATGACTGACATCGGCAACCCTCGTTCGTGGGCTGATAGGTTTACTTTGGCAGTCTTTAAGGAATGGGGTTTACCGAAGTCTTATCGTTCTCGCGCTGCTTCAATTAGTATGTTTTGGCAAGATTGGTGTGATGGAAAGTCGTCTACTAATTCTGGAGCGATTTACTCTTTTGCAGAGCGTTTGAAGTTTTTAACTGACAACAAAGATAGTATTTTGTTTGCCGCAAAGTTTCTTCCCAATGATGAAAACGGAAGGCTGTTCAAGCGTAAAGCTTTTTCTATGCCTTTGGCTATGCTTCACAGCATTGACCCAGTTAAAGCACAAGAGTTTGCTTTTGAAGCTGTGAATGGGTACGACTTGAAAGGCGAAAAGCTAAAACGCTCTAACCCAGCTTATTACGTCCACAGTCTCATCACGACAACATCGGTTCAAGATTGGCAAGATACTAAATGGCAAGCTAGGCGAGTCCTTTTGGCTATGCAGTATTTCCTAAATGGTAAAAACATTCGCAAAGACGCGAAGGTTGAATCTGTTACCCAACTGAAAGGATAAATTATTATGTCGCATCAAATTTATTCTGTTCTCGGTAGCAGTCAGACCGAAGAAATTCCAACCTTTGTGACAAAGATTGGACACTCACAAGAAGCACCTAAACGTTGGCCGCAAACGGCTTTGAATCATCAACGCGAAGATGTTTTCATTGGAGAGGTGACAAGCGAATCGGAAGCGTTAAAACGAGAGAGAGGCTTAAAGCAAAGACTAGCAGAGATTCCAAACGCAGGAGGGAGCGGAAAAGAGTTTTACTGCTTTCACTTGAAAAGGTTCGGGGCTGTTTATGAATTACTTGAAAGCTTTTATTTTGGAGGATTGACTGTAAAGTGGCAACCTTTTGCTAATAGGTTTTCTCCTTTGTCCGAATCCTCTTTGCTAGAAGTTTCATCCATGCCCCTACTCAATGACATAAAAAAACGGTATTTGCATTATAGGCTTGGGCGAAAATTTAACCTCAAGTAAAAGGCAAAAAAACGAAAAAAAAGCTTGCATGAAAGTCAGGTTTGTGAGACAATTAGAAAGTAACAAGAAAAGAAAGAAACCTATGAAGAAACTGATGAACAAACTCAAGTCCCTATTGGGCATCGAACCGAAGCGGTACAATCTGATTTACCGCAACGCCAAGGGTCAGACCAAGCTCTATATTGTGTCCGACGTTATTCACAAGAATACCTTTGGCAACCTAGCTGAAAAGAATCCTAATGTTGGATTCCGTGCTAGGGTGTTGAATCGAAGCGGGGAAGTGCGTAGCTTCCGTTATGACCGAATCGTGTCCTTGGCAAACTAGGTTCATCGGAAGCCCTCTAGGTGAAGTAACAAACGTCCGAAAGAGGAAACGGCCTAGAGGGTTTTTTTTAATTGACAACAAAGCAAGATTATAGTAACATTATAAAACGATGAACGAAGTAGACGTATATTATAACTTGCACCGCAAATGTTTGAGCGTAAAAGACAGGGATACTGGATTGGTGGTAAAGCACACACACGCTATCCGAATTAAAGTAAGCAAGCATATTGGGACGGTACGGTTTATAGTAAGTGAAAAAGGGCGGAAAAGAGTTTTAAAAGAAGGACGGAAAAATGTTCACGCTTATGTGCGTGGTGCTGTGTCCTTGGGCAATACTCCATCTCTAGAAGAGCGGAAGTTGCAAAAGCCAAAAACGTTACGCAGGGTAACATACAACCCTTATAAATACGAAACGTTTGTAGATGCGAAGACTGGTGAAGAAGTCAGGAACGCAAAAGAAGTTTTTATTGACGGTAGGAATGTTTATGTCGTCAAGGAGTATAAGTAGTTTTTTGACAATTTAAAGTTGGGCCGAGACGCCGAAGGCAGCGAACAGCGCAAAAAGCCAAAACCAACATCGGTATAGTAGGCTCTCCCCAACTGATTTTATGTTGGTGAGATTGGAAGTTGCTGGTCTTAAATGAGAAGACAGACAAGGCAACCGCCCGTGGCTGAAAGCCTACACGCTGGGAGGACGCTCCAAAACAAGGCGTGAAGGTGACACGATAGGGACGGGGGAGGGTTCGAGCCCCTCACACCGACAGCAAATTTGAGTCTTCGACGGAAGACTCATCGGAAGTGACTGAATAAGCTCTAGTCATAGGAGCTAAAGTGCAATGTTTACTGGCAGGAGATTACCGTCTCTGGGGGCTGGTAAGGGTTGGCTCAAAGTAGGGATATCTAGCTGAAACTTGTAGCTGTGGCCCCGAATAGATGGAGGTAAACAAGGAATCCTCCCTTCCATTTTTTAACATTGTCAGTCCTGGTATTAAATAAGGTAAATAAATAAGTGTTTAATTAACTTGACTTAGAGAGCGGCCGGGCTGCCCGGCGAACAGGCGCGTCAAGGAAAAGTTATTCACAGCCCGTGCATAACCCAGCCAGGATTTTCCTTGTCACACGCATGGCTGTGTGCTATACTACTCGCATGAAAATGAAAGACGAAAACCAAACCACTGACTTTATTGTAACGACTACCAACGGCACACGCTGGGGAACAACTGCCGCATCCTTCGCACAGGTACGTCGTGAATTCTTTGGTAAGCACATTGGCCTAAAGATTGAGAAGATTGAGAGGGGCCGCTTGTTCACACCAGAAGAAGAAGAAGAATTGCGTAGAGAAAAAGATGAAGAAAGATGTAGGTAGGACAGCCAATGCCCCACCCCTTGTGATATACTACTAGCATGAAAATTAAAGCAGGAACCAAAGTGCGCCATCGTGATAATGGTGGATGGTTAGGAATCGTTACCAGTGACCTCAGTCCAAGGCATCCCGTAAATGGTTGGGTAGAGGTAGAGCATTATCCCAGCCTTCCACAAGGTGGGGATATCCCGCCAAGACGGATTAAAATGCTAAAAGGCTTATTGGTAGAAAGCGAGTGGTAGGACTACGGATGTCCCACCCCCTATGCTATACTGCAACACATAATGATTAACGAACACCAAGCAAGACTACTGTTAGAAGCCGTAGCAAAGGGCATTAAGCTAACCAAATGGGAAGAGGAGCAACTGGCTATCTTCCTCGCAACACACTAAAGATTATGCAGAAAAGAAACCTACCAACCAACGAAGTCGCAACCACTATCGAGATGAATCTTGAATGCGCCAAGCTGGCTGAAACCTTTCAAAAGGCTTGCTGGCTATTCAGACAACTAGAATACGCCAACAACAGAGGTACAGGTGAACACCAGTTCGACCTATTAGAGCAACACTTCAACGAAAAAGAAAGTCTCTACTAGGACAGCGGATGTCCCACCCTCTGTGGTAAACTAATCGCATGATGAAAATGAAAACAATCTTCAACACAGACCCAGAACCAATGATTCCTTGCGGTGCTAAAGGTCAATGGCATTGGGATGGTCGCATCATTACAAGCTCAGGCACAAACACTAATGGCGAACAATTTCAACGCAAAGGAATGTGGCGTTGGGTAAACGAAGAAAAACAAACGGCTACCATGACAGCGAAACAAATCGTGCAACATTACAAGCCAACCACAAAAGTAGATGACGACAAGACTGTTCGAGTGCTTAACTCTCTCATCGCAATCGCTACTGTTATCGCTGGCCTAGCCATGATTGCGCTGATGACGCTGTAACCTTAAAAACATTATTATGAAAAACGATGATTTAAGAGACTTGCATTTTTTTATTGGTGTGGGTGTTATATCTTTTATTGTTATTATATTAACAGGCATTTATATTGAAACACTATGAAATTTGAAGATTTAAAATTCGATGACATATCCGAGACGCACGGAGAGGGTGCGATTCAGGCATATGTGGAATTGCCTAATGGCTATGACGTTTCTGTTGTGAAGCACAAGTATTCATACGGTAGCGAAAAAGGTATGTATGAGATTGGTTGCTTCTTTAACAATCACATGGTTGACCCTGCTGATTGGGGTGATACCGTCAAAGGCTGGCAGAACGAAAGCGACGTTGAACATTGGGTGAATTATATTAAAAGACTATAACAACATATTAAAAATTATAGTTGACATTCGTTGGCCGGGCTGCCCGGCGGAAGTTATTAACAAGCCGTGGATAACTTTCCTCTTGACCAACGAAGTTTTTTCTTGTCACATACAAAGCTGCGTGATATAATGCTTGCATGATGATTAACGACATGATGCCCACAATCGAAGAGTTCATCACGCCTAACGTTGAGGCGGAAATCGAACATCGTGAATGGTTAGCCGAAAGAGCGATGAACATCTCTCGCGCAATTGGTGCGCCTTGTACCATTGAAGACGTACAAGCCTATGATGATGACATGGCTCAAATCGACGAAGAAGAAAATTGTAAGTAGGACAGCGGATGTCCCACCTACTGTGCTATACTATACGCATGATGATTAAAGAAACATTGTTCGAGGTTCTCTCATTTGACGGGGACGCAACCCTTGGGTTTATTAACGCAAGGAATGAGGGCCACGCGCAACGCGTTGCGGATAGACTGTTCTGCACCTCTAAAACGGGGGAGCGCGTTTGCAGATGTCTCGTAAAAAAAGTTAAAGAATTTAATCGGTAGGACTACAGATGTCCCACCTACTGTGATATACTATACGCATATGATGAACAACGACCTACGCAACCACATCGCCGCTATCAACGCCAAGACCCGTGAGTGGGTTAATGCAGGAGAGGGTCGCTGGGCCACCACCCTAGTAGAAGACCCATCGCGCTGGGCAGAGTACGGTGTCACTACGCCACTACAGTTTGACTGGCTCATGCAAGCCGAGTGTTATGTGGACGTTTACAAGTCTGCCTATGGCCATAAGCCCTACTGGCCAGAGAAGCCCACCACTGACGCAGCCCTTGAAGCCAGTATCGAGTGGATGCAGAAGCGTATAGATCAAGCTTCTGCGGATATGCGTGAGGAGGAGGAGCGTGAGGAGGCAGAGCGTGAGTATCAGCGGCAGCTTGAGGGCGAGCATACCGCCGCAGTCAAGGAGGCACTGAAGCCCTCTCCTTCCTTCACCATAGGTGACTTATGCGCCATGTAGGCTACTGGGTTCGCGCCCTTGTTGAAACTACGCTTTAAACGCAGCGTGACGGATGAGGGGTGCGAACTTTTTTGTATTTTTTCCTTGACATGCGTTTGGCCGGGCTGCCCGGCGGAAGGCGGAATGTCAAGAAGAAAATGTTCACAATAGCAAAAAAAATGTTAGTAACTTGCCTGGATTGTTCTCGCTTTTTTGTCACTGTTATGGCATACTATACCCAGAAAGTGAGAGACGACCAGATGAGAAGCCTACCACCACTACCAGAAGTCACTTGGGAAGTAACCTTTGACAATGACAGCACCGTATTCATCGCAGCACGAGACAAAGACCATGCTCGCTATATCGTGGAAAGCAACAAGGGTTTTAGTCGCTGGCGGCGTACTGAAGACGAGCCTTGGCAGATTCGCACCATAAAAAAGATTGAAAGAGTTACATGGTAGGACAGCAGATGTCCCACCTCTTGTGATATACTACTAGCATGAAAATCAAGATGAACAAAGCCCACGTTGGACAGCGCGTAAGCCATCACCGTAACCCTCGCAAGGTCGGTGCTGTGGCGTGGCTGTTAGACACCCCACGCAAACACGTTAACGGGCGGCTCGCCATTCGTTGGGACGATAATCCCGATACAGTAACAACCCACGCAGTATGGACGTTACACGAAGAAAATTGAAAAAGATTTCGATAGAACTACGGATGTCCCACCCTCTATGAGATAATGTTCGCAGACATAAACAAAGAAGGAAACAAACAATGGAATACAAACACACATACAAACTGATGCAAGGCGACACCGAACTGGCTTGGCATGACGATATCGACACGCTGATCGAGATTGCTCAAGTGATAGTTTTGGACGCCTATGAAAAGGGAGCAATTATTTTCAAAGCGGAGATTTTTGCCTATACCGAGGACGGACTCACCGACTTTCACCCTCTGTGGAGTGATGCAGAGGTTCAGGCGTATGACGCAGGGTTTCCAGAGGTATGAAAGAACTTAAGGGGTGGGACTACGGATGTCCCACCTCCTGTGATACTATAGACGCATGATTATGAACGACATACAACTAAACGAAAACGGAAACGCCGTTGTAAACGGTACAGAGTACGAAGTGCGTGGATTTGACCACGAAGGACAAGAGGCAATCTGCATCCACGCATTGGATTTGATTTCTTACGATGATGGCAAAAGCTGGCAGGAAATGGAATAGCATGAAAAGAGCAGACTGGTTAAACATTTTAAGGATAAGGGATAAGATGAAAGAGAAAGAAGAAGCCAAACAAGCAGCCGCGCTGGAAGTACCCGTGCCAGAGCTTCCCCCCGTGCGACCAGTGGCAAACAACTCCCCCAACTACGACGAGATGTGGGGCGTGTCAGGCTATTACAATGACAATGATGGCAACGACATCAGAGACAGAGACTAAAACGATTATGGAAAATCTACTATCAGAATTAAGCCCAGAGGACTGGAAAAAGTACGCCAACGCAGTAGCAGAGGGTGCAACTCATGCACGGTTCACTTATGCTGACCACAGCTTTCACCCTTACGACATTAAAGAAATCAATCGGGGCATGAACGCGCACCGTCGCCAACGCCTCGGCTTGGTGCTGGTTAAAGTAACCGAACAAAGCACAGAGGAGCTTGCCCGCTTGCCCTTCTGGAATAGCTTTGTGGATGACCGTGAGATTAACCCTCACTAAATTAAAGGTGCGTATTACTACCGCCAATTGATACCGCCAATTGATACGGACAATTGATACGGACAATTGATGCGGGAATTGATGCCAGCGATTGATGCGGTAATTTATTTAAGTAATTTATTTAGCGAATTAATTTTAAACTTTAATTATGAAAAACGTAAAAACAGAAATTGACACAAAAAATTTAGCGGATGATGCTTGGGAAAATGTAAATTTTGAAGATTATCCTGATTTTTGTGATGCTTTTATAAGTGAGTGCTGGATAAAAGACGGTGAGAGTTACCGCGAAATGAGTTCAGAAGAGTTGGACGAACTAAACGATTCCGAAAAATTCGCTGACTGGAGACACGAAAGACTCTGGGAATGGATTCACTAATAAAATCTAGCTAAATTATATTCAAAGCCAGAACGGTATGGCATTTTTTTGCCCCCCCTTTCCAAAAAAAGCTAAATAGGGGGGATTTATTTAAGCGGGGGGGGTGTCTGTCATCATTCTCCCCAGCCAAAAGACCCCCCTATTCCAAAAATTTGACAACTTTCCAATTATTAATTATAATTAAAAGTGAATTTCCGGGACGCAGATTTATACAAAACCCTACATGAACAAGACCCTTCGTATGGGGCGACTAGTATTGGGTATCTATTAGAAGTAGAAAAAATAATCAAACAACGTAAATTCGGTGCGTTTGATGAATTAAATTCTGTTATTGATTTTGGATGCGGCAAGGGAACGCTGTTAAAAGCCTTAAATGATTCAAACCTAAGCGTTAATGTAGACGGTTACGACCCAGCAATACCAGAATACAAAGACCTTCCTGATAAAAAGTACGATATGTTGATATGTACTGATGTATTAGAGCATGTTTATGAAGATGAGCTTCGGGGCGTTTATAATCAATTTGATATTTTAGACCCTTCTGTGATGTATTTAGTGGTTTGCACAAGGGAGGCATACTCAATACTGCCTGATGGAACAAACGCGCATAAAACAATTAAGGATATTTGTTGGTGGATAAAAGAATTAAAGAATTATTTTGACAATTACTCAGTCGAACTACTCCGCTATAATGGCGAAAGGCAATTTGGTGTTATAATTATGAATAAATAAACATAATTACAAACAACTAACGTCTATTATGGACGAACTATCACCTTTTAAGTACTACTATAATGAGTCAAAGGGTAAAGCGAACAGGCCAAGAAGGATAAAACCCTCTTGGTGCAAGGAATTTGACATATCCCCCAAGTATTTAAAAAAAATTTGGGAAAAACAAGGAGGCATTTGTCCGTATACAGGCTATGAGATGGTGCTTACTTCATCGACGAAGAGGTTAAACGGATTGAACGGATCAAAAGACCTAAAAGTAGCTTCTTTGGATAGGATAAACCCCAATAGGGGATACATTCGGGGTAATGTAGAATTTGTTTGTATACCTGTTAATTTAGCAAAGAATGTATATTCTAGGACAAGAGTGAAAAATTTTTTTGACGGAATACAAAAAAAGGGATAAAATATTTAAAGAAGCAAGGACTCGCGCTCAGTCGATCCTAAAACGCTTTCAGGGCGTCCGCTTCTTAGCTCGACGCAATGCCGAGCGGGGGGCCGTGTTAATTCGCGGCTCTCTTTTTTATTTTGTATACCTTTATTACTGAAGTGTCTGTATGCTTGTAATAATTTTTGATTTTTTCTTTTGAATAGGTTGGCCATGTGATCCAATGCCATTCTCCATATACAATTCGCCCTTTGATTAAAACAATAGCAACATCACCTTCGACAAGAGAATCTAGAGTGGTGTTTGTTACTTCATATTCTCTATCTGAGAAGTATTTCTTAAGTTCAGAGGGGAAAGTAACCCATAAACCATTATGATGGACAATTGCTGCTATTAGTGTTCTTCTTACGTTTCCATTGGATTGGATTTCGGTGCTGATATTTTTTTTTGATATTAATTTGTTTTCAAGAGCTTTCATTGCGTCTTGAATAGCATCGGGTCCACATGAATTATAGTGTCTAATATAATTTCCATTTTCTTTTTTAAATGAATTATAGTTTAAAAGACCACACCCCGAATGTAAGAAAAGAAACAAAACAGCCAGCACCCAAGACATTTTTTTGATGTAGGCTTTCATTTCTACTTTTATTTACACTGTTTTTTGCGTGTAACCTTTATCAAAGGAAAAACAAATGGCCAAAAGCAAATCGAGCTCTCCACGAGCCAATGCAAGGGATGACATAGCCGAACAGCTTGAAGAAGCAATTACGGATAATTTTAATCCAGAAAACCCCATCAAAAGAAAAATCAAAATTAATCAATTCAAATGGACGGAAAAACAAAAAGAATTTTTTAGAGTTGCTCTTGACCCTTCAACGAAAATCGTTTTCGTTAATGGCCCAGCAGGAACATCAAAAACCCTGCTTTCTGTTTATTGCGGCCTTCAAATGCTTAATATGAAAATTATTTCTGATATTATGTATTTAAGATCGGCTGTAGAGTCTTCCGAATCTAGGCTGGGATATTTACCAGGCTCAGCGGAAGATAAATTAAGATTTTATAATTTACCTTTTCTTGATAAGCTCGATGAGCTTTTAGCGGAAACCCGTATTGAAAAATTAGAAAACGAAGGGAGGATTTCCATGTTCCCTGTTAATTTCGCTCGTGGTATGAATTGGAAGGGAAAATGCGTCATTCTTGACGAAGCCCAAAATAGCACATCGAAAGAAATTATTACTGTTCTTACTCGTTTAGGTGATGGCAGTAGAGCCTTTGTCCTTGCTGATCCATTGCAGACTGATTTACGTAGTTCCCACCTCACTGGCGCTTTTGATGATTTATGTAAATTATTTTCTGATGAAGAGTCAATCGAAAAAGGAATTTATTATTTTGAATTCAATGAAGAGGATATCATGCGTTCTGAATTAGTTAAGTTTCTTGTTAAGAAATTTAGCGAATTGAATCACAAAGATTAATTATAGATATTTATGGATAATTATGGATGCACAAACAAATCCACGAACAGTTGTATAACTGCTTCGTGAAACATATGATTCAAGAATTACTTTTTTTTCTCGCGCAACGCTTTCTGCCCGATTTGGTTTTAGCGGCGGAAGGTTTTTCTTTACGCCAACCCTCTTTATAAAGAAATCTAGCTACTGTATTTGCAAACTTTGTAACGTTTTCTTCAGAGGCTTCCCAAAAGAATGCGTGAGCAACTTCATGAACTATTGTGTTGAGTAATTCCTTCTCTGGGAGCTTAGGGTCTACCAATATCTTGGGGTTTTCCTCTATGGGATCATAGCACAAACCGACTGCTTTATAGCATTTTGGTGGTTTTTTGAGAAAAAGCTCGTACCTTATTCTTTTATTAGTTAGGAATACAAAAGGCTTTTTCATGGTGTAATTGATATTACACTTTAAAAAGTTGATTTTTAAAAACTGAAAAGGTATAATAAATTATGGTTATATATTGTCAATCTTGCGGAAACCCGAATAAACATGGGTCTCAAAAGCCTAAGTTTTGCCAAAATTGCGGCAATTCTTTGAGTTCGCACGCTAAAACGCAAAAAAATAACCCCAGACCAATGAAACGTCGATCTCAGACTCTTGCTAATGAAGAAGAGCCTGAAGAAACAGATGTTTTGCAAGTTCCATCTCTTGAGAGTCTAGATGTTGAAATTGATATTAGACCAAATAAAGGCATTAAATTTGAAGATGCCATCGGAACTCTTAATCCAGAAACAAGAGAATCAACGCAAATGGATAATCCTCAATCTGAAAGCTTATCCAATGAAGAGTTTCTAAAACAATTCCAAAAAGAGGCTGGAGCTATAAGAGAAAAATAGCTAGCTTATTATGCCCAAGAAACGTAGGCCACAGTTTGAAAAATGTATTAAAGAAATCGACCAAGAGATAAACAAACGCAGGAATAAATGGAATTTAACTGCTTTAGCTTGGATGGATTTTGATGATGTTTCTCAAATTTTAAGAATTCACATTTACAAAAAATGGGATATGTATGACCCAGAAAAGCCGTTAGGGCCGTGGGTTAATCGTATTATATCAAACCAAATCAAAAATCTCATTAGAAACAATTATGGTAATTTCACTAGACCCTGTTTGAAATGTGCTGCTGCCGAAGGTAGCGATCATTGTATGATATATGGAGACCAAAATGGTACGTGTCCATTATTTGCACATTGGGAAAAAACCAAGAAAAGAGCACACGATGCAAAACTACCCCTTCCGCTAGAAAATCACACCAAGGAAATTCATTCTATTTCTGCTGATTTTTTTAATGTAGAAGAAGCCGCCGAAAAGCTTCATGTAAAAATGAAAGATTCATTAAAAGCTAACGAGTGGCAAATTTATAAACTCTTATATATAGATCATCTTTCTGAAAAAGAAGTGGCCCAAACAATGGGATATCGAACAACCGAAAAAAACAGACAACCTGGATATAAACAAATCAAGAACATTAAAAAATCTATCATCGTTAAAGTAAAAAAAATACTTGACAAGGGTGAAATTGATATACTATAAGAATGTCCGAATTATCTCAAGACGAACGCCATTTAAGGGCTCTAACATTATGGAGGGAAAGGGAAGAAGCTAACGAAGACCCGCCCTCATTGATGGAGCTTATAAATGCTGCGTACCCAGATAAGCCCAACCTAGACGGCAGAACAAAAGAAGCTAGAGATTTAAAACAGTATTTAGTTTCGTTTGATATTAGGGCGGACGGCTCTCATGTTTATAAACCCAAAAAAATAGAGCTTACAGACGATCATAAAGAATTTATTGATAATCATGCTTCTTTAATGAGTGCCGTGCTTATTGCGCGAACTATTTTTGATGACCCATCATTGAACAATTTAAACGCGGAAACTAAAGCGGTTCAAGAATATCTAGATGAAGTTAATCCTCACATAGTCCATCAAGAAGAAACCGCTACGGAACGCTACGAACCACCAAACACATTTGACAAAACTTTAAAACGCATAAACAAATTTATCTTCGAAAAGATTGACAAGCCGAAAATGACTGGCAAACAAAAAAAAGGCGTTCAATCATTGATGGGTTATTTGAATACTTTTAGATTTACCCAACAAGCAAATACATACGAAGGAATTAACCATAGAGATTTATTTGAATCTAGTTTTGTTCGTTATACATATGATAAAACAGATTTATCTCAAGAGGAAGTTGATCAATATATTGTACTTGCTACAGAGGTTGTTATCGGGTTCATGATTCAAGCTCGATCTGAGCGGCTTCAAGCGTTATTGGATACAGCGGCAGACGATACCGAAGGTAGAAGAATAGCTATGGGGTTAGTAAATGCGATAAGCGCTGCTCAAACCGAATACAACCAATGCGTCACGCGGCAGCAAAAACTCCTTAGCGATCTAAAAGAGAAAAGAAGCGATAGGCTCAAGAAACAGATCAAAGAAAACGCAAGCATTATCAGTTTGGTCCAAATGTGGAAAGATGAAGAGTCCCGCAAAAAACTCATCAAGCTTGCCGAACTACGAAAACAAGCGGTTAAGAAAGAAATCCAAAATCTAGAAGGCATGGACGAAGTTAAAGCTCGTATTATGGGTATTAGTGAAGAGGAGGTTTTGGATGGTTAATTGCAGCGTATGTCAAAAAGAATTCGAAGGAGATAGACAGCTTCACGCGCATATCAAAGCTCATGATATGAGAGTAGCAGAATACTATCAATCTCAATTTCCACGTTATGACAAGTACGACAAAAATATCATTAAATTTAAAAACAAAGACCAATATTTAAGCAGCGATTTTAATTCTAGGACTAACCTCAAAAATTGGCTTAAGTCCGTAACTATTCCAGAAGCTCAAGAATACTGCAAAGAAGTCCTTTTAAAAAGAAAAAAGAAAAAGAGCTTGGTTTACTCTCCTTCTCAAGTTGAAATGCGTTCTATACTTATACCCCCAGTTCATTTTTATAATGAGTTATTTGGGGATTATTACGCACTATGTAAAGAGTTAGGCTTTAAAAACAAATACCAAAACTGCACTGATATTGTTTATGGTTCAGCCTATAATGATCCTTCTTATAAGATATACGTTGATACCAGAGAGAAAATGCCTTTAAAATTTAAAAACGTGCCTTCAGAAATAAAAACATTAAAATTTGGAGATTATGCTTTTAGCGACGAATTGGCTTCCTGTAAATGCTATATAGAAAGAAAATCTGTAAGCGATTTTATAGGGACTTTAAGCGGTGGTTTTGAAAGGTTTAAAAGAGAAATAGAAAGAGCGAAAGAAGCCGAGGCTAACTTCGTAGTGTTAGTAGAAGAAACTTTAACTAATTGTTTATCTTTTAATTTTTTGCCTCATGTATTTAAGAAGGGTACAAGGGTAACTCCAGAATATGTATTTCATAATGTAAGAGCGTTAATTCAAGAGTATCCATTTGTTCAGTTTTTGTTTGTTAAAGGCAGAGTGGAAGCTGCTGAAGCTGTTAAAAAAATCTTTACGTCTGGTTGTATTTTTAAAAAAATAGATTTACAATTAGCATATGACACTAAGGTATTAGAATGTGGTACTGCCCAGATAAATACAGAAAAAAATTCCCAAACATAAACGAAGAATTTCTTCAATTATCTGGGGAACTAAAAGACAAAGACGCAAAAATTTCTTTGGCTAGGTTTTTGCGTGCAAACGTAGGCTTTACTACCGAATTGGTTTCTGGAATTAAGCTGGCTCCATTCCAAGAGATAACCTTAAAAGGAATGCTTAATAGAAATTTCTCTATGTGTGTTTGGGGTCGTGGCTGCGGTAAAACTTTTATTGCTTCGGTATTTTGTTTTTTGCAATGCATATTTAACCCAGGAACAAAAATACTTATAGCTGGCCCAACTTTTCGTACTGCGCGTTTTATTTTTAATAACCTTGAGCGTTTGGTAGAATCAAAGGGCGCAGAGTTACTCGCTCAGTGTTTTGGCGCAAAGGCAAAAAGAAACGACCAGTTTGAGTGGTTAATTAACGGAGGCTCAATAACCGCTATCCCGCTTAACGGAGAAAAAATCCGTGGTTTCCGTGCCAATGTTTTAGTTCTTGACGAGTACCTTCTTCTTCCAGAGGATATTATCAACACTGTTCTCATGCCGTTTTTGGTAGCTCCACAAAACATGAAAGAGCGTTTGGAAATTCGAGAGATGGAAGACAAGATGATCGCAGAAGGCTTAATAAAGGAAGAGGAGAGAATGAAATTTGAAAACGATTCGAAAATGGTTGCCTTGTCTTCCGCTTCTTATACGTTCGAGAACTTATATAAAACATATAAAGAGTGGGCTAATCACATAATGGGAAGTGAAGAAAAAGATGCTACTTATTTTATATCCCAAATGGGGTATGAATCACTTCCTTCTTTTATGATTGATCCAACGGTCATTGAAGAAGCTCAAAACGGAGGAACTTCCAATGCTTCATTTCAACGGGAATATTGCGCTCAATTCACTGACGGATCAGATAGTTATTTTAGCGCAAAGAAAATGCATGAATGTACTATTCCAGATGGGGAATTACCTACTATAAAATTAACAGCAGAACCCGAAAAGAAATATGTTTTTGGAATCGACCCGTCTTTCTCTAACAGTCCAAGTTCTGATTATTTTGCCATAGCCGTATTAGAATTAAATAGTGAAGATAAGGACTCTACTCTGGTGCATAATTATGCTGTAGCTGGAGGAGACCTTAAAGATCATATAAATTATATGAATTATCTTACAGATTCTTTTAAGCCTGAGTTTATAGTCATTGATAATGCTGGTTATCAATTCATTGATGCTTGTAACGAAAATGAAAATTTCAAAAAGAAACAAATTAAATTCTTCGATTTTAATAGTGACGCAGAGGATTTAGACTACGAAAAAATGGTCAAAAAAGCAAGGCGTTTTTACAACAAACAAGATGGTGTTATTTGCTTCAAGCAGAACTTTACCACGAATTTCATAAGAAACGCAAACGAATACTTGCAAGCTTGCATTGACCATAAAAAGCTATGGTTTGGCTCTAGAATCTCCCCAAACCCAGAAGCTTTCCAAAGGATATCTTCTCAGTCGATTAGCTTGAAGCCAAAAGAAGGAGAAACTGTCTTAGACCTTATCGAAGAGCAGGACAATTTAATTTACCAGGTAAAAAAACAGTGCGCTTTAATTGAAGTAAAATCAACCGCAAAAGGGGTTCAAACTTTTGATTTACCCCAACACTTAAAGCGAAACACTTCGACAAATAGGGCTAGGCGAGACAATTATACAGCCTTAATGCTTGGTAATTGGGGCGTAAAGTGTTATTATGATCTGATGGATTTGCCCGAAAGTGACTATAGTGAGACTTTTACCCCCGTAATGATTAATTAATTGTGTAATTTAGACTGAATTCTATGAAAGAATCGACAGGCAAAAGGAAGACGGCAGCGGCTAAAAAAGCTCCAGCTAAACGGACGACCAAGAGAAAGACTAAGGAAAGCTCTGAGGAGTATTCTCCTTTGATGGTTTCTAATGCAAGCGCAACTAACGTGTCTTCCCCAACTCGATCAAGAAGAAACCGTTCAAGTACAATCCAAAGAACGGATAAGTATAAAAACATTGAAGACGGCATCGTTCCTTATAAGTATGCGCCGGGCGTAAATAATAAATCTAACATGGAAATTAAGGACGCCGTTGTCCTGTGTCAAAAAGCTTATTACAACTTTTCTTCTTTTAGGAATGTTATTGATCTAATGACTGAATTTTCGGTTAGTGATATTTACTTTAAGGGGGGGAACAAAAAAGCCAGAAACTTCTTTGAAGCTCTTTTTAAGAAAATTAACATTTGGCAACTTCAAGATAAATTCTTCAGAGAATATTATAGGTCTGGTAATGTATTTATGTTTAGGTTTGACGCTAACCTAACAAAAGAAGACGCGAAGAAAATTACTCAAATTTATGCCGATTCTTATTTGCAAGAAGACGAGATTACTTTGCCTGTTAAGTATATAGTTTTAAATCCAGCAGATATTCAAATTGCTGGTTCTGCCGCGTTTCATTCTGGGGTATACTACAAAGTTCTTACGGACTACGAATTAGCTAGACTTAAAGACCCGAAAACGAGAGAAGACCAAGAATTACTGCAAAGCCTCTCTCCAGAGAATAAGGAGATTCTAAAAAAACGTGGAAGCAGCGCCGTCCTTTTAGAACTAGACGTAGATAAAGTCTGCGCTATTTTTTACAAAAAGCAAGACTACGAGCCTTTTGCGGTTCCACTAGGGTTTCCAGTGCTAGAGGATTTGAATTGGAAAGCCGAGCTCAAAAAAATGGATATGGCTGTTTCAAGAACCATGCAGCAAGCCATTCTTTTAGTTACTATGGGCAATGAGCCCGATAAGCACGGCATAAACCAAAAAAATATTAAGCTTATGCAGGATTTGTTTGCGAACGAATCCGTAGGAAGAGTTCTTATCGCTGATTATACTACTAAAGCTCAATTTGTTATCCCTCAAGTTGCAGACCTTCTCGATCCCAAAAAATACGAAGTGGTCGATAAAGACATTCAGCTTGGTTTAAATAATATTCTTGTAGGAGGAGAAAAATTTGCAAATCAAAACGCTAAAGCTGATCTTTTCATTGCAAGACTTACTCAAGGCAGACAGGCGTTCTTAAATGATTTTCTTATCCCAGAAATGAAGAGAATCGCAAAACAAATGAATTTGAAAAACTATCCTATTCCTTATTTTGATAGGATTTCTTTGAAAGATGATTCAAATATGTTGCGCATTTATAACAGGTTGATTGAGCTAGGTGTTCTTACGGCTGAAGAGGGTCTTGAAGCTATTGATTCAGGAAGACTTCCAGATAAAGAGAGCTCTTTGAAGTCGCAAAAAGAATTTACCAAATTAAAGGAAGATGGGTTATATGAGCCATTAATTGGGGGAGGCATGAAAAACGATGAACCTGGTCGCCCAGAAGGAACAACTCAAGATCAATCGAATAAATCGCCAGTGGGAGAGGGAGAGCAGTCTAAGGCTCAATTCAGTTTAACCAAGGTGGTTGAAAATGTGCGAATAGCTGATGGTCTTTTCAGTAAAGTTGAAGCTGCGCTTAGGAAATACCATAAGAAATCTAGGCTGAACAAAGCTCAAAAAGAAGTTGCGGCTCAAATTACCCAGCTTATCATCGCTAATGAAGATTCTGAAAATTGGGAAGAGTCAATTGAAACCTATATAAAAAGCCCTATCGACAAAAACCTAGATAGAATTCACGAAATCCAAGATATAGCCGTGGAACATCAAACAGATGAGTATCTAGCCAGCATTTTATATTCGAGTAAGGCATAAAGGTATGTATGGCAAGAAACAGAACAATTTACAACGTCCAAGATTTATTCTTTGGTCTAGTAAGTGGAGAAACGAACCTACCAGACGTGAGTGGTCACGAAGTTCTCAAACGTATTCACCGAGTCCAATCGGTAAATTACGATTTCAATGTGACGAGAACGGACATCGGTCTATTAGGTAAGTCTAGTTACGACGAAAGTTTAATAGCTTCTCCTCCAGATATTTCTTTGTCTTTTTCTTATTTTTTAGAGGGTTTAACTAACGAGAAAAAGATTGGCTTTAATGTTTTAACGAGCGGCTCTTCTACCAATCCAAATAAAGAGTTTACTTATAATTTTGTTAATGGCAATCGCGAACAAAATATTTATTTAGCTGTTAATAAAGAAGATAGCGACGTTCGAAACACCGCTACTGATCCCGCAGAAATACCGGGCCTTATCAGTTCGGGAAGATACTCTGAGTTGGGTCATCCAGACGCAACAGGGATGGGGCTTCTGGCTTTTCAAAATTGCTATATTAATAATTACGCGCTTGATGTTACTGTTGGCAATTACCCGAAGGTTGATATCGGGGTTACAGCAGATAATGTTGTTTATTATGATACAGCTTTTGGTCTTAAACCCCCAATTTTAAATGTTGAAAAGGCCGAGGTTGAATACAGAGACAAAACGCTTTTGCTCCCCAAAAACTATACAAGAGTTAATCCTTACTTCGATGTAGATAGAACATTCAGGCCGTCTGATGCAGAAATAACTATTACTAAAAGGCCCGATCAAGATGACGTTTTGTTAAAATATGATTTTGAAGACGGGGAAGATTTGAACAATTACGGTGGAGCAGTTAGGCAAAATGTGTCAACCACTTCCTACGGTGGATTAAGGTCTTTAAAGATGACCACCATAAACCAAGGGACTAACGGACGCGGGGCTATATTTTATATGCCTCATGACAAAATGAAAGCTAATGAGTATTATACTTTCTCTGTAGCAATTAAAGTAGACTCAAGTACCCCAAAGAGAGTTTATTTTTCTATACAAAATGGACAAGGCGATAAAAATTCATTATCTTTTAACGTCCTTGCTGATAACACTTGGAGGATTTATAAACACAGAGCAAAGCTAGACCAAATTAAAACTAAATGTTATATTTACATGACAGCTTTATCTCAGGATTTTTACATAGACGATATTCAAATCTACAAAGACGCTGAAAAAGAACCTATTCAATTTCATCACGACTCAATACAGTCGTTAAAAATCAACGTACCGCTTTCTCGCGAAAATATATCCTGCATTGGACACAAATATTATGCAGATAGACCAGTTACGCTGCCTATTAAGAGTTCTGTAAGTTTCGACTTTTTGGTGCAAAATACTCCAACGGGAAATTTTTTAGATAACTTACGAAGAGACGAAGAGTACGACATCGATGTAAAATTCGAGGACGAAAATAACAACGAAGCCATGAAGATAAAAATGTTTGGTACTAAATTTAATGGGGTTAGTTACTCTGCGGCGGTTGGCGATAACAATAGCGCGTCAGCAAACTTTTCAATGTCTAATGATTTTGATTATGGAAGAAATGTAATATCAGCAGAAGGAAGAGGTCTGTTTATTTTGGATTATTTGGTAGATGATAATTTAAACATATTAACAGATGATCAAGGTAATTATATGGTAGACGATGTTCAACACTTATTCTAATCATGCCAGTAAAAATTAGAAATGTACAACTATTGACGCTTGGGAGGTCTGACTTGGGCTCTCTGGGCAATGTTGGCGTTGGTATAGACGCAGTGCAATTAACCACTGGTTCAAACTTATTTGAAACAGCCATATCTAGAATAAACACTAGCCCTCAATTTCACTTAGCGTTAAACGTGGAAGGCGGTACAACTAATACCTCTCATTTTGGAGGCATTGCGTTTACCCAGGGTGCTAGCGCTGACACAGTGATGGCTTCTATCAAGGCGGTTAATACTAGTGTTGATGGTTATGTTGATTTATCTTTTAATACTAGAAGTGTTAGTAATGCCTTGTATATAAAATCTGACGGTAATGTTGGTATTAATTTGGATCAGCCTTCTCGTGAATTAGAAGTTACAGGAACAGGAAATGTTTACGTAAGAGTTACAGCGCCAACCGCGAATGACTCCGCAGCAGTAGAGCTTAAAAACACCAACGAATTGTGGACCATCAAAGCGGATGATACTGCCAGTGACGCTTTTAAAATTCAAAATGACTCTGGCACAGCAGTAACAATAAAAACAAACGACCACTTTCAAATAGGAAACTTTTCTACGGTTAGCGCGGATGGACACAAGCTTTTTGTTGGCGGTGAAGTCATGAATTCTGCCGCTGTCGCTCAGTTCGATGGCTTTATTAGATTAAAGCAAGGCGTTTACATATCCGATGCGAGCACCCCTGCTAATTATGTTGGTTGGGATATAATAGGAAATTCGCTAGTGACCCACGCAGGGGGAAGCGGCACACACAAAGTTGGCATAGGCACGGGGGCAAACAGTCTAGATGCAAAATTAGAGATTCAAGCCACAAGTGCGCCAGATATATTTTTACGAACAACGACAGGAAATCAGTCCGAAAGCGGCAGAATAAGGCTTGGGGAAAATGTTAATACATTTCAAGGCGGTTTCATTCATTACAATGGTAGCACTAACCTCTTCAATTTAGGAGTTCATAACACTAGCGACGAGACAATCGCTAATGACATTAACGCTATTAGCATCGCATACGCAGATGGAGATGTTGGCATAGGCACGGGATCAAGTGCGCCAGCAGCAAAGCTGCAAGTTAAAGAGACTCTAACCGCGTCAGGCTATCATGATGTAATTGTCGAAAGTGATACGGTTCTAGGAAACGTATTGGCGCTTGGGTATAAAGCTAATGGCACACAAGCAACCGAGGCTGTAATAAGAGCCGCCAATAATTTACCGCTAGTCTTTCTCACTAATAACTCCAATGCAGAAAGGATGAGAATAACATCTGATGGAAAAGTTGGCATAGGTACGGGCAGCAGTGATCCCGCCCAAACGCTTGAAGTGGCTGGAAATATTAGAGTCGATAACAAAATAGAAGGTAAATCAACCGCACTTATATTAGATACAGAGACGGCTTCAACTAATGGAATCTTATTTCGGATAGCTGGCTCTGATAAAATGAGAGTCCATTATGACGGAAAAGTTGGCATAGGCACGGGGGCGAGCGCTCCTTCTAAAAAATTAGAAATCAACGCTGGAGATATACTCCTTTCGAATATTGGTTTAAATAAATACGGTTTGCTATTTGGTGAGGGAGCAAACCAAACTATGGGCCTCAGGTACGATGGAGCGGGCAGCAATGGGAATCTTGAAATTGTTGATAGTTCGAATAATCTTTTAGTTAATTTCGAACACGATGGAAAAGTTGGCATTGGCCGCAACCCAGCTAGTCATTTAACTGTTGCAACAGACGGTACAAACAACACTCCCGCTGAAATAGGCTTGTGGTCAACCGACACCTCTATAGTCAACAATGACACAATTGCTCGCATTGCCGCGCAAGGGTCGGACTCTGGCACTAACGTGCCCTACCAAGGGGCGAAGGTTGAGTTTACCGCTGATGCAGACTGGAACACCACTTCTGGCTATGAACAAGCTACTCGAATAGATTTCTTTACGCAGGACAATACTGGGTCCGATACCCTTTCAAGCCCAAGGCTAACCATAAGTAGCAATGGAAATGTTGGCATAGGTACGGGGTCAACCACATTAACCGAATTACTAGAAGTCAATGGCAACGCAAAAGCAACAAAATTCATTGGCCCATTAGAAGGTAA